GGTGAGGAGCTTGGCGCGCTCTGTGGCCACGTGGAGCTTGCTCACGAGCTCTTTTATTTCTGTGTACTGCCTAGAGCAAACTTCTTCTAAATATTCTCTGCTTCCCCAATCGAAGATATCTGGACCGCCAGAGGAGCATGCAGAGACAACCGGTATCAGGATAGGTTTTTCATCGCTCATAAATTAAACACCCAATGTAGAAGAGCAAACAGGACCGCGATCGCGAGCGCGATCAGGCTCGTGATCATCAGCGCGACGAGGCCCGCGAGAACCGCGTTCCTGATCATTGGAACATCGCCAACTGCCGGTCGTCCAAGCGCGCGGACGATCCCAGGATATAGCGCCTGGCCGAGGTGCCCTCGGGCAGTCCGTCCCTGGCGTCGCAGTACTGATGCCACGCGATCTGCCGGGCGACGATGGACTTGTCGCTGTGGGTGGGGAGGTCGGCCCACGCGGCGAACCGGCGGCAGAGTTCCTCGTGGGTGTAGGGGACTTTCTCGATTGCGGATGTGGTCATGCAATCCGATTAGCCGCGCGCTGTTCGGTTGTAAACAAAAAAACGGGCCGCACAGCGTCAAAACTGGTCTTCGGGCGGAGCGGAACCTCTCTGCACGGAAACGCCGCCGGGGGGCGGGCACGAGACGAAATAAACCGAGAGCGGGTTCACATTCCGGTAACCGTGCCACCGGCGGACAACGAAACCGTTGCCGTAGAGATGGGAATCTCGCAGGGCCAGCGCGAACGATTGCCGCCGCGTGCGCGCGATATGTTTTAGCCACCATTGCCTAACTAATTTAATCATATATAACGCATAGCATAATATAACGCATGGTTTCCAGACTAAAATGTTTTCGAGATCAAGGTGGCCATACCCTTTTCCGGGTTTTCATGTCCGACTGTTAACATATATTTATTATAATACACACACACCCACACACACACCCCCTATAAGTAGGTTGAGTTAATAAATCAGTATTATATATGGTGCGTTATGCCTATCAGGTTGACGCAGGGGCTTTCCCTCAGGTTGCGACGTAGACTTGACCTGTGTTGTCAACAATAAGCTGGACTTTGCCCTCGATGCGCAGGGCCTCGAGCGCGTCGTTGCGCTGGCTCTTGGAGAGGAACCGCGTGGCCTCGTACAGCTCCGACGGGCGCACGGCGCCCTTGCGCCGGACGAGCTCGAGGATCCCCACCACCGCGGCCTCCATCGGCGTCTGGGCCGAGATCTTCTCGACCACCGGCATGGCGTTGTGGAGCGCCGCCTCGCACAGGTCCACCGCCCACAGGGCGTCCTCGCGCTCGACCGACCCGCCGCGGAGCACGCCGTGGACCAGGGCGAGCTTGTGGGCCGTCTGCGACTGGCGCGAGAGCATGTGCCGCCTGATCTCGGGCGTTTTAGAATCGGCCGTTTCCTCGTCCACCCTCCGGTCGTGCGCCTTGAGAACGTCCAGGGCGCCCGCCGTGGCCCCGACCTCCCTCGGCATAGGCTTGGGGTGCAGGAGGTCCTTGTGGGCCTCGTCCTGGGCAACGGGGACGCGCAGGAGCGATTCCACCGTGCTCCCGATCTTGGCCGCGAGCCCGGCGTCCCACTCCGGGTTCTCGTTGATCCTCCCGTACTCGTCGTCGGCCAGGATCAGGCAGCGGGGGAACAGGCCCTTGGTGATGAACGACCGGGTGGCCGAGAGTAATAGACCCTCCTGGTTGGTCAGCATGAGCGAGGACACGCAGGGGTGGAACACGCGCACGGTCTCGCCGGCCTTGGTCTCGGGCCCCAGGAAAAGGGACGACGAGTCCGAGTACAGCTGGCACATGAGGTCGATCAGGTCCTGCTGGAACACGCCGCCGCGCGAGATCATGTTGAACAGGTTCGAGCACTCGTCGACCACGTCGAGGCGCTCGCGCTTGGTGGAGAGGTTCTTCAGGAAAGCCTGGCCGGACATCGGCGCGCCGTATCCGAGGAGCCCCGTCTCATGGTCCACCGCGAGCAGGCGTTTGGCGGCCTCGACCGGGAAGCTCTTGCCCGACCCCGTTGGTGCCAGGGCCAGGACGTAGAGGTTGGGCCAGTTGCGGCCGAGCTTGAACTTGTTGGCGACGAGCGCCGAGCCCACGGCCACCGCGCCGGCCAGGGCGAGCGCCGGCTGGCGGCGCTTGGAGAACCCGATGATCAGGTCGCGCACGTCTTTTATGAACCCGCCCGGCTCGGGCAGCTCCATCGGGACGAACGGCTTCGGCGTCGGCGCGACGACGATGTCGATCTTGACCACCGACAGCGTCTGCGCCTCGGCCGGGATCTCGACCTCCTCGCCGCGCCGCAGGTGGTTGGTGTTCACGGTCTTGAGGATCGACGAGTAGAACCGGAGCGCGTTGGAGTAGGGGTCTGCGCCGAAGTCGGACCCGCGCCTCGGGTCTCGGAAGTACGCCACGCGCAGGTGGTGGTCCTGGTCGTAGCGGACGAGCTCGACCACGGCCTCGTGGACGGACGCCCTGCGGGAGATCAGCGCCCCCGCGAGCGTGCGCAGGCGGTCGTGCGACCCGTGCGCGCACCGCGCGCCGTCGGGGGAATCGTAGAGGCCGGTCAGGTCCCACTGCCTGGCGTCGGCGCGCGACAGGTCCTGGCCGAACAGCTCCGCGATCCGGTCGAGGTGCTCCGGGAGCAGCATCGGGAGGTCCGACGCCGGCATGTTCTCGAGCGTGTCGGGCGTCACCCACTGGTACTTTTTCCCCGTCTCCGGGTGCACCGACGGCGGGACGATGATGTATTTTCTCTCGACGAGCACGTCGATCCGGTCCTCGACGCCGTCGACGACGCGCTTGAAGCTGTGGTTTCTGATCTCCGGGTTGTGCCGGAAAAAGAGAGCGCCGAGGCGCCCCTCTTTTCCGCGGCGGATGACCGGCGAGAGCGGCAAGCACGCGATGATGTCGGGCTTGAGCGTGTCGACGTCGAGCACGCAGATGTTGGACACGGGCCCGCAGATCACGCCGATCCCGTGGCCCTTGTACGTTTCGTCCCACCGCTCGATCAATTCCGCCGGCTGGCGCGTCGTCGCCCACTCGTTGAATCCAGCGGCGTCAGAAACGGGCGCCTTCGATCCCTTGGCGATCGGAATCACCGCTAGACCGCGCTCGAAGTATTTGTTAAACAATCCCCCACACCTCCCGGCAATCCTATCTTGCCGACCCCGGTGCCCTTGACGGGGGGATGCGGTCAATAAAAAAACCGCTCTCCCCGTCTTTTTTTTGTGGACAACGCCGGCCGTCCGTCGTTAATAAGCCGCTTAAGGGCACAAGCGGTAGAGAAAAATCACCCGCGCTAAATTTTTTTGAAGGGCATGGTGCCGCCGCCGGCGCGGGGCACAACCTGTAGGGGGTAACATGAAGGTTCAGAACACGTCCGAGACGGAGTCCTCGGGCATCAAGATCGTCGTTGCGGGCGAGGCCGGCAACGGCAAGACGACGCTCGCGCGCACGATCCAGGCCACGCTGGGCGAGCGCGTTCTGCTCGTCTCGGCCGAGGCGGGGCTCCTCTCGCTCAAGGGATCCGGGGTCGACTACATTGACCTCCAGACCGACGAGGAGGGCAAACCAGTCCCGAAGGAAAACCGCGTGGCGCGTTTGGGCGCGGTCTACACGTGGCTCCTGAAGCCGGAGCAGACCGCGAAGTACAAGTGGGTGTTCATCGACTCGCTCACGGAGGTGAACCAAAACCTACTCGAGGGGCTCGAGTGCAACCCCGAATACAACTCCCCCAAGGACACGATTAAAAAGTACGGGGAGCTGGCGAAGCGGATGCGGTCGCTCTGCAAGACGTTCCGCGACATGCCCCACTACAACGTCGTTTTCTCGGCGCTCGTGAAGAAGGTGACCGACTCGGACAACCTGACCAAGTCGGCGGTCGACATCACGGGGAGCTTCGCGCTCCAGCTGCCGGCGCTGTTTGACGAGGTCTTTTATCTCGGCGTGACCGACGAGGTGGGCGCAGACGGCCGCAACAAGCGCGTTCTGCTGACCCAGAAAACGGACAGGATCGAGTTCCCGAAGGACAGGTCAGGCAGGCTCGAGAGATACGAGACCGCGGACCTGGGCGTGGTCGTCAACAAGATGCGCGATAAATCCGCAGCCCCGGCCCCGCAGGAAAAACAGGCGGAGCAGGCCGCGGCCCCCGTGGTCGCCGACGCCTCGGCCCAGGCCAAGGACGCGGCCAAGGCTGCGAAAAAAGAGAACAGGGTTCACTGAGGAGGTGAGGCATGGCGAACAAACGGTGCTTCGCGTCTTTCGACGCGGAGACGAAAAGAATGTGGTCGTCGCTCGGCGGCCAGGCGATCTCCAGGGACAGGAAGCACATGGCGGAGATCGGCAGGAAGGGCGGGCTGATGCTCTCCCGCGACCGCGAGCACATGAGAAAGATCGGCAGAATGTCGAAAAAACGGAGGAATGAAAATGTCGCTGGGACTTGACCTGAGTGGAGTGGAGAGCCAGAAAACCCTGCCGGACGGCACCTACGCGGTGATCGTGACGGACGCGGAGGTGAAGCTGACGAAGACGCCCGGCGGGCAGTACATAGCCGTGACCTACCAGGTCACCGACGGCACGCACCGCGGGAGGAAACTCTTCGGGCAGTTCAACATCAAGAACGCGAACCCGCAGGCGGTGCAGATCGGGCTCGGACAGCTCAAGACGATGATGGAGGCCGGACGCAAGTCCAACCCCAACCGCCTCGAGAGCTCGCAGGAGCTCGTCGGGCTCCGGTTCCGGGTGAAGACGAAGGCCCGGGTGGACGACTTCGGAGAGAAGGCCGAGGTGAAGCAGTGGCTCCCCTCGGAGGCGGCGGGGGGACCTGTCCCGGCGGCCCAGACACAGACCTCGCAGGCGGGATCACAGCCTCCGCACGCGAACCCGTTCGGCTGACCACACTATCCCCTCTTGTGCAAAGCCAAGGTCAGCTGAACGGACCCCGGCCGGCATGGTGTCGGCCGGGGTTTTTTTACAGATAGGAAAAAACATGGACAAGGAAGATCAGAAAAACCTGGTGGCGATGGCGGCGGCGCTCGTCCTGCCGAAGCTGATTACAAGCGTGGGATTTGACGAGGAGGCCGTCGCGCAGGCCGCCGTCGACTGCGCCGAGGCCCTGGCCAGGGAACTGAACAAGCGCTACCCCGACTAAAAAAATGATCTCGCTCCGCCCCTACCAGCACGAGGCGCTCGAGGCGATGTGGTCCTCACTCTTCGGAGAGGACCACACGCTCTGCGTCGCGCCCACCGGATCCGGGAAGACGCGGATCCTAGCGGCGCTGGTCGAGCGCGCGCGCGGGACCAAGCCCGGGATCCGGATCGCGGTTCTCATGGGGAGGATCGACCTCGTTTCTCAGACCGAGCGCGCGTTCCGGGAGTTTTTTCCAGCCCGTGACATCGGCGTCCTGTGCGGGTCCCTCTCCCGGCGCGAGACGGACCGCCCGGTCACGCTCGTGTCGATACAGAGCGTGAAGCCCAAGGAGGCGCACCGGTACGACCTCGTCATCGTCGACGAGGTCCACCGAATGGACCAGGACGAGGGCGCGTACGTCCGGTATTTAGAAGCGTGCCGAGGGCTCAACTTCAAGGTGAAGGTCGTCGGCGTGACCGCGACCCCGTGGCGGGCGACCGGTCTGATCTACGGAAAGGACCAGCTTTTCTCGCGCGTGTGCTACCGGAAATCCCTGCCCGAGATGATCGGGCTGGGGTTCCTCTGCCGGCCGATCCTGCGCGCGGCCGACAAAACGCTCGAGCACGACGTCGCGGGGCTCAGGCTCCGGATGGGCGAGTACATGCAGGAGGACGTGGACCGTCTCGTCTCGGACCAGGACCGGTGCCTGAGCCAGGTCAGGGACGCGCTCTCGCAGCTCGCGGACAGGCGGTGCGCGGTCTGGGCGTGCGCGTCGATCGCCCACTGCAACATGGTCGCCGACGCGCTCATGTCCCTGGGCGAGCGCGTGACCACGGTCCACTCCAAGTTAAAGAGCGGTCCCCGGGCCGACAACCTAGCGGCGTTCGTCGGCGGCGCGTGCCGGCACATGAGCTTCGTCTCTGTCCTGTCGGAGGGGTTCGACCACCCGCCGATCGACGCGGTCGTGCTCATGCGTCCGATGCGGTCGCCGGTGCTCTACGTCCAGACGGTCGGCCGCGGCCTCAGGCCCGCCGAGGGGAAGAAGGACTGCCTGGTGCTCGACTACGGCCAGGTGGTTAGGACCATCGGCCCGCTCGACGACCCGTCGATCGCCAAGGGCGGCGGGATGAGGGAACGGGACGGGCAGCTCAAGCTGGTGCCCGAGATCCCGCAGCTCGAGTGCCAGGCGTGCCGCGCGTTCACCCGCGCGCCGGCGAAGGCCTGCGGCGAATGCGGCGCGGAATTTCCGCCGCCGCCCGCCCCATCGCAGAAGATAGACCTGCGCGCCGGCGGAGGGGACATCCTTTCCTCGGACAAGGCGCCGCCTGCGCCGGTGACCCAGACGCTCGGCCCCGTGGTCGTTTCACCGCACACCGCCAAGAGCGGCAACCAGTGCGTGAAAATCCACTACCAGGACGGCGCCGTCATGTCCCGGCACGGCTGGGGCGGCGGGGTCTACGAATTCTTCGTCTGCTCGAACCCCTGGGCCATGGATCGCCTGGAGCAAAGGCTGGAGCGGATCGGGATCGACCTGCCCGACACCGACGGCTCGCATGTTTTCCCCGGAACTTTCGAGGTGACAACTCTCAGGGAAGGAAAGTATGACCGGGTCAAGGACGTCAGGCGGACGTCCCCGGCAAACCCCGGGTCAGCCGTGGGGTTCGGCGACGACGAGGAAGAGGAAAACGCGGATTTTCCGTTCGGATACAACAACCAGACACCGAGGGGGATAGGATTTTGAACGATCTAGACTGGGCAGAGGCACCGATTTTCAGCGTGGGGAAAAAGGAACCGGAGCAATCCGAGCCGGGCGACGAGACCCGGCAGGGATCCGAGGCGTGGCTCAGGTGGCGCAACAAGGGCCTGGGGTCGAGCGACGCGGCGGTGCTCCTGGGGACGAGCCCGTGGAAGACCGCAACGGAGCTCTGGCAGGAGAAGAAGGGGCTTTGGAAACCCAAGTTCGGCTGGGCACAGAAGCAGGCCATGGAACGGGGAAAGAGGCTCGAGCCGTGCGTGCGCAGGCTCTACGAGGCGTGGGCCGGGACCCTGTATCCTGACGCGACCGCGGAGCACCCGCAGCACGGGTTCATGCGCGTGAGCTACGACGGGATCAACATGACGCACGGGAGGCTGATCGAGATCAAGTGCCCGAACCAGAAGGACCACGAGCTCGCGCTCATGGGCGAGCTGCCCTCAAAATACATGCCGCAGGTTCAGTGGCAGCTCATGATCTCGGGGCTACCAGAAGCCGACTACGTTTCCTACAACGGCCCCGACGCGTGGCTGGAGCAGGCGGCGAGGGACGAGATGTCCGTCGAAAAACGCCGGTTCGAGATGCTCAGGCTCGGGAACTCCAAGCACATGGCCAGGGTCCGAGTGCTGCGCGACGAGGCGATGATCGCCGAGCTCTCACGCCGCGCGGTCCTGTTTTGGGAGACGATCGAGAAGGCCGCGTTCGACCCAGCCCCGTTCGCCACGTGGACCAGGCCGATCGGCGCCCCGGTCGTCATCGACCAGGCCGAGACGCAGGTCCTGGAGCAGTCGGTTGAGGCGCTCGTGGCCATGGCCCTGGAGGCCAAGGACGACGCGGCCAGGGCCGAGGCCCGGTACGATGCGCTCAAGGAAAAGCTGAAGAGAGAGCTCGGGGACCGAAGCGAGCTCGTCGTCGGCGAGGCGCAGATGCGCTGGACCAAGCGGAAGGGCGCGGTGGATTACGGAAAAATCCCGCAGCTCAAGGAACTGGACCTAGAGCAGTACAGGAAGCCGGAGACCAAGGTGTTCGAATTCAAGCGGAGGGAAGCGGAATGAATGCGGATATATGGATCGTTATAAGAGGTCGAAAATATGGCTATCAAAGCTGGGCGCTAGGCAGCATCAGGGCCACGAAAAAAAAACCTGCGATTGCGAGTAACGAGATCGCCATTCGTTTGAAGCTAGAAATACCCAACGCTGTTTTTGATGAGCCGGTGTTCGAGGCCAGCATTTCGTTGCCGGAACCCAGCATCAACATGCCAAACAAGGCAGAAATAGCAGACGGAATCTCCGAGGCGATGAGCCGAAACATGGGGTTCAAGGTCAAGGTTTCGATGGAGGAAGACCATGCTGAGCAAGCGTCAGAAAAAATCCAGTAGGCAGTGGGCGCAGAGCCGCAGGCGATCCATCTCATCTCCGCAGGGGCAGATGACGGCCGTCTCCCGCCCGAGGCAGACCAGGGCCTCGATGAGGAACCGCATGGGCGGGAGGGGCGAGTGAAAAAACTAAAAAGAGACCAGGTGAACCACCCGCCGCACTACAACACCGGTAAGATCGAGGTCATCGAGTTCATCGAGGACCAGCGCCTGACGTTCCACCTCGGCAACGCAGTCAAGTATATTTCGCGTGCGGGGAAGAAAAACGCGGGCAAGGTTTCCGAGGACCTCGAGAAGGCGATCTGGTACCTGCGGCGCCACATCGAGACGATGAAACCCAACCCGCGCAGGCCGAACGAGATGCCGCAGGAGCGCGCGCATGGAAGGGCGAGGTAAATGTCCAAGTCGGAC